TGATGAATTATTAGCAAATTTTAAATAGAAACCATTCGTTCCATAAGTAAGATTGTTTTTGCAATCTATAGGGTTCCAGTTGTTATCGCTGTCAAACTCACCAAAGTCAGTCGGTGCAAGTGCTTGACCGTCGATGAAGTGAACTTCGGCTAAATAACCATCAAAAAGTTCAGACCCCGAGGCAGTTGCGGCTATGCCATGTGCATTGGTTGTGTTGAAACCAGTGTCATAATTTTGCGATGGGTATGCTGATGTAGACAGCGATTGTAGGACTCCATTTATATAGATTTTCACCCTCTCCGAGGAAGTGCTTTGTCCTGTATCACATGCAACGACAAGGTGATACCACGCCGAATGATCCCTAAATACTGCGCTGGTTTGGATATCAGAAGTTAAGCTGCCGCTATAAGTATAGAATTGAATGCAGTCTGCATTGCCGTCTTTTTTAAAACGAATAGCAGTTTCTGGCCCAGTATTGACGCGCATTATGTGTTCATGCACGTTTGCACTGCTTGCAAGTTTTCCAAGTTTTATCCAGCCACTCCAAGTCCACGTTTTGCGGTTGCCCGCAGAACTTGGGGTTCTACTTAAATATGCACTATCAGCACTGTTAAACCGCAAGCTGCGGTCTACCTGGAACGCCGCTGCAGCACCAGCCGCCGCTCCAATAAACAGCGGGCTTGCACTTCCAGGAATACTCATGACACGTTCAGCAGCGAGGTCACCGTAATACGGCTGGAGCTTTCCACATAGTAGGCAAGGACATCAACCGCGTTAGCCCCGGTCGAAAGCGTTACTGCACTTCCGCCAGCAAACTTATATTTGCTGCCTGCGTAGGCAAGTGTGCGTGAACCCGTGCCGTCTTGAGTGACAACAATCACTCCAGACTGACCAGCAGTAACGTTTGTTGGATCTCCTAGGGTGCGATTTCCGCCAAGGACTAAAACAAAATTATTTCCAAGCGATAAATCCAACGCCACAGTAGAGGCATCGGTCAAAGTAACAGGCGTTCCACGCTGTGCCTTGGTAAAGCTCTGAGCAACAGCAAGACCAGCAACAGTTGTCGTTGCATCAGGCAACGTAACCGTTACATCAGAAGTGGGGTTGCAAGTCAGCGTCAGTTCATGGTCATCAGCAGACGTGCCCTCCATCACGATGTTGGCGTTAAACGTCGCAACACCTGCAAACGTTGAAGTGCTATCAAACGTTGCAACACCCGTAACGTCTAACGTTCCAGGAACATCGACGTTGCTAGTAAATTCAACGCCACTGCCACCAGAATCAGTCTGCAGCAATTGACGCGCAGTACCGTTTGCAAGTTTGCTAACTGCAATCTCTGCTGATGAACTAATGTCTGCGTCCGCAATCGTTGCGTTCGCAATCATCGTGCTAGTAACCGTTCCAGTATCACCAGTGGTTACGACGTTTCCGCTGACATCAGGAAAAACAATTGACCTGTCAGCAGTAGGGTTGGTAACCGTAATTGTTGTTTCGTTTCCATCATCTGATGAGCCCTCAAACGCCAATACAGCGTTCTGACCTAGCAATACTGTTCCAGTAAATGTGGGACTAGCAGCACCAATTTTTTCGGTGTCTAGTTCTTGAATTGCAGCCTGGACATTGGTTGCTGCAATGCCACCAACTGGAACTACTGAAATGTTTGCAGCAGTCTGTCCAGCGATAGCATTTGAAACATCGATTAACGAAAACGTTGACCCTGTGCCCAAACTCACGAGCATGTCAGGTGGGGCTAATGCAACAGCAGGCGCATTTCCTGAACCTGTGCCTGAGGTATCGACAACAACGTAGAAATTAAGGTTCGTACTAGCCGGTGCAGGCAGTGCCGCTCCAGCAGTAAACCCAGCTGCAGACCCTTGTGTTGTGACGCTAGTTAGCTGATTGGTATTAGCGTTGTACGTTCCAGCATTTACAAGGTTGCCGCTAATAACTGTAATTGGCTGGAAAGATTGTCCCGTAAAAATATAAAGATCGCCGTCAGTTGACTCGTCGAAAAAGAACTGTCCCTTAAAATCACCATCAGGAAAGGTAACAATGTTATCAGTTGCACCAGCACCGCCAAACTTGACAGTTGATTGATCAGCTAATTTGGCTGCTGTAATTGCATCTGACGCAATCCTGTCTGCAGGCAGCGTTCCACTTGTTATCTGCGATGCTGCAAGGTTTGGAACGTCAGAAGCAGCTAAAGTGGCCCCAGTAGAAACAACACCTTGTGCCGTAACGGTTACCTTTGTATAGGTGCCAGGTGTCACCGTATTGGTAATGCCTAGGTTTCCGCTGCCATCAACTGATAGTCCCGCACCAGGGATAACAGCGCCTTTTGCCGAGCTAGTTGCAGTAGGCAGATCGGCAGAAGTTATTGCACGACCGCCAGTAATTAAACCCTTTGCGTTGTAGGTGACAACGTGATGCGTTGAACTGGCAGTTACATCGTTATCAACCTCAATAGTGTTGGAATCCATGCGGAGTCCTTCACCATTGACAACCACACCGCCTTTGGCGCTGCTAGTTGCAACAGGAATATCGCTGCCGTCAATCGCTCGATATTCAACCGCACCACCAGCACTGGTGGGGCCAGCTAAAAACTGGTTTGCTGCAGACGTGTTGTTAATGACTGCTGCAATCGTGACTGCACCGCTTGTCGTAGTAGTGGTGATGTCAATGACACCAACAGTGCTACCAGCAACGCTGTTGATTGAACCAGGAGATTTGAGGCTTAGCCATGCACTACCGTTGAAGCAAAATAGTTCATTTGTGCCAGTATCAACAGCCAACTGACCTACAAACGCTCCAGAGGTAGGCAGTGATGTAACTAGATCGACGGTCGATTCATTAGCAAGCTTCGCAGCTGTGATTGCGTCATCAGCGACTTTTGCTGTGGAGACTGCTGAATCAGCAATTTTTGCTGTAGCGATGCCGCCATCAGCAAATAAAATCTTTGCGCCAGGGATCGTTGCATCACTAATGACTGTGACGCCATTGGCAATCAAGTCACCGACAGTCAGCTTTTTGGTTTCACTGGCGCTGCTATCGACGACAGCAACCAAATCACCAGTGGCTAGGGCCGAGCCAGTTAGCGCATTAAGATCACTAATTTTTAGATCAGCCATGGGCGGCTAGCTCCGGGTTAAACGTCCTGCTGTAACAGCAGTTTAGCGCCGCTGTCTTGATCCAAGCGTATGTCACCAGAGTCCTCCTGCAACAAAGCGTCTGGCGTCTCTAGCTTCATTCTTAGCTGTATTTCGCCAGTGGTAACAAAGTCAGCTGTAATTTGAACAGTGCTATCCGGTGAAAACTGTATGGCTGCCGCTGTAATTACACCTTCGACGTTCCACCAAATCTCGTCGTCATTTCGTTCGCTAACACCGCTTGGATTGTAACCAGACTTCTTAATGTAAAACCGGCCTGAAAAATTACTGCCAACCTTTGTTCGATGCGCTAGCTCAAATAAATACATCGGCAACTCATTGGCCGTATCGCCTGTGTATTCCCAAAAGGCAGCAATACGACCAGAGCCAGAGATTAACGTATTGACTCTGGAACGAAACTCATCAGCCAACACCGTTGTATCCACTGTTTCGCGCTCAGTATTGATCTCAAAACTGTTGACTTGCGCCAACAATTTTGGCGCAATAGTCTCAACTTTTACTTTGATCGGAATAGCATTGCCAGGCGTTGCCAAAGCGACAGCGTTTGCTTTGCCACCCGCTACTGCTAAGGCAAAAGTGTTGTAAAGCCTGATCCCGTCTAGCTCATCAACAAAAATAAATTTTTTAACACTTGAATCTGTATAGCTGTTGATAAAATCAAGACCACTGCCGTCTGTGCTTGTTATTTCAATTTGATCGCCTGTCAACAACTGACCATGCTCGAAATCAAAACTAAATCGTTTCTCCGTTGCATTAACGTCATCAACGTCAATGGTCGATTGCAACTCGCCGCCATTGAAGACACGCTTTAATTCAATTTCGCCGTGCGTGCCAAGATATACCGTCATGAGATTGTTACCGTAGACAACGCTCCAGTGCCTTGGAATGCCACCTCGGCTCTAACAATGTCACCTGTTGCTGCACCAATAGATGCGCTAGTGATGTATGCAGTTAGCTTAATATCGTTGTTGTCCGTTCCATCAACCCAGCGAAAAGTTAGTTCGACAGTATCGCTACTGCTAACACCATCGATGCCAGTTTTATACAGCTTGTTAAGGATATTTGTAGTGTTAAAAGTGCCGTCATCTTCTTTGTAATACAACAACGTTGCGCTGCCGCTATAGCCCACCACTCCGGGAGAATAAACACGAATATGTTCGTTTAACGTTGTTGTCTCAAGTGTTTCTAAATTTGCAGACAGCTGAAAATTAACGACCTTGGCAAGGGTCGTTCCACCGACTTGCAATACCCCATCTCTGCCGGAGTAGACCTTTGCCATCAGATCACGCCAATCAGATTCACTGTAACAGTGCTTACCCCAGGTCGCACCTGAACAACCTGCGGTGGACCCTCATATCTGTATTCAGCTGTGTTGCCAGAGTTAACAGCGGTTGTTGTTGCAGCAGGCGTATTGGCT